AGAAAACACAAACATGCCGCAATTGTCCAAGTGAATACGAATATATTCATGACACAAATATTTACGTACAATACTAAGATCGAATTACAAAGTATATCAAACCATTTCATGACAGAATTATTCGGGAGTAGTGCATGAAATAAAATTCCATTATTGAATACAACGAAAGATACAATCGAACCCGTGTGTAAAAAATGAAATAGATAGGGTATGAGACCAAATGTACGAATTAATTGCATAGAAATAATTATTTCACATTCTTTAACCTAAGTGAGCCCCACCTCTCCAAGTTTTCATCAAAACTACTACCAACATGAACGTTACTTCCATCACCAGTTACATCCTCGAGCTCGAGAAGCTCAACGAAGAGTCTCGCACCAAGATCGAGCAGCTCAAGAAGCTTCTCAACGAGGCGAATGAAGAGAAGGTCGCCGCACTCAACAAGCTCAACTCTCTGTACAATACAACTACCCGTGTCACGAAGAAATGTGTGAACCAAGGTATTGTCGATCGTCTCTTGGAGCTTGGTGAGATGACTTCCGACTTCTACAAGGCGGGTGCTTACCAAGCGGCTGCTAATGTCATCTCTTCTCTCGACTATGAAGTGGAGAGTGGTGAGAGTGTTCTTCATATCAATGGTATTGGCAAGGGCATCGCCAATAAAATTGATGAGTATCTCGAGGAGCAAGATTCCGACTACGAGGAGTCTGTCGCCTCTAACGACTACGAGTCCGAAGATGATTTTTTCATCTCGTACAACAACGAACTCGCGGACATCTTTGACAGCCTCTCTTACTACGAGAACGATGAGCACAAGGCAAAAGTGTATGATGATGCAGCTTATAACATCTCCAGACTTCCTTTCAAAGTGACAAATGGTAAGGAACTTTCAAAGGGATCCAAGAAAGTTCCTGGGATTGGTAAGAGTATCGCCAAAATCATTGATGAGTTTCTCGAGACTGGCAAGGTCAAGAAGCTTGAGAATCTCAAATCTGCATCTACCAATGAAGAAATTGCTTGGGCACTTAACACATGTGCGTCTCAAGAGAGCGACCCACATAAGATCCGTGCATACAAGCGCGCCGCGGAAATTATCGGTGAACTCGATTTCGAAGTGACCAGTGGCGAAGAACTCGCTAAGGGACCTCACAAAATTGAAGGTATCGGTAAGGGTATCGCTAAGAAGATTGATGAGTTTCTCCAGACTGGTGAGATTAAATCCAAGTCGCCTTCCTTTTGATCTTCTTTTTGGGTTTTTTCCCTAGACGTGAGAGTAGATATAAATAGAAGAGGACACCATACTTGATGACCATTTCCCTTTTAATAAATATCGAAAATTTTCTCAATATATATCAAACAATGACTCCAGTACTCGTTTCCGTAGACAAGGCGGGTGATCTCAAAATCGGGCGCAAGAAGTGCCGTCTCTACAAGAAGGATGAGGTGGTGAAGGTTGCCAAGAAGTATGGCATCAATACAGAGAAGAAGACAGTCCAACAACTATGTGGTTCCATCAAGGCGAAGGCGAAGAATAGCATGAACAATGCCCCCCTAGCCAAGAAGGTGGCTGCCGCCAAGAAGCGCGCGGAAAAGAAGGCTCTTGACAGGAGGGTTGCCGCCAACTTCATGAAGAAGATGACTACCAGGATCCCCAGTCCAACCGCTGTTCAGCGTGCTAGGAGGAACGCCAAAGCGGCGATACAAAACCGTGTGTCTTACGAGCAGAACAAAGCGTTGGCGGCCGTCAACCAAGCTTCTCCCCGTGCGGCGTTGCGTATTGCTCGCGAGCTTCGTCGTCTTCGTTAAATAGTATCAAAAGATTGTTTCGTTTTTCCGTCGTACACGTTGACAATTCCAGAATAAATCATTTTATCGTTTACAGAAACAGAATCTCCCCTATTTCTGTAAACCGTAACAAGTGGTCGTCCGTACTTATCCATTTTTTCACATTCGATCCATACGAGACCATTTACTTTGTTTTTACAAATGAATGGATTCCAAATTTCGTGGGGTCTACGATCATCGAAATCACACTCCTTCTTAAACAATTCTCGTGCACATTTGGCCATTTCTATGTGCGACTGGCGATTGACCATGCTCAAACTAGGTTTAATCTCGGGTGAATCGTAACCAAGCGTACGAAATTTAAATTTCAAGACACGTCCATGGATTATGATAGCTGCGTTAAACGTGTCTCCATCGTACACACTCGTAATCCTCGCATACCCCTTAAATTTATTTAAACTGAAAACTGGTATAGAATCATCTGTCTGAGATAAAATACGTTTGCTAAAACAGCAAAGCATATATAAAAGTCTGTACTAGTCTTTAATCTCATTATACTCTTTTTCTGTTGTATCATACACTGCTTCACTATCAGAAATCATCATATCTCTAACGGTCTCATACAGAACTGTCGAGATTGCAAACTTGTATGCGAGAAATCCTACAAATGTAGCACCATAATCAAAGTCAAATGCAAAAGGTGCATTATTCCACGATACCTCAAACGCTGCGGCACTCAAAGGAGCGATAAACTCCTTTTGAAATGACGACTTTTCGAGTTTGTCCACACGATCCGAAAGTAGTGAGATGTACGCATATGAGGCCGCAGCTCCTAGTGTGGCCGATACACCCTGTTCGGCGCCTTGTGTGATAAAATGAGATGCGGCTAGAGCTGTACCATATGCGGCGGTAGACCGTTTCAATGTGTTTTTGAGACGCTTATATTCGGTAACTGGTTTGATAGACGCGTAAGTGAGGGACATACTTCATTAAATATATTTAAAATCTTTATCTGAGTAATATTAAGATGCCTTGTCAACGTTGCAAAAAGAAGTGTGGAGTTCCTATTGATTGTAAGTATTGTCCAGGTAGTTTTTGTCCGAGTTGTATTAACATGACTAAACATGAGTGCCAAGGCGCAGATGTGAAAAAAATGGAACAACGAAAGGAACTTGGTGAGAAGATTGCATTTGAACCACCTCCCAAATGTGTGAAAATATGATATTTAAATATTTTTAATATATATAATGTTTCTATTCATATTATTATTGTGTTGTTTTTCCTCTTCAGTTGGGGTATTATTACTTTACAACACCGAGCCAAAATTTAAATTATTGGTCGATGTAAATCTATTTGGTTCAAAGGGGATTTGGGAACCACTCACTCCGGGACAAGTGAAAAAAAGGCAAGATCTTCAAGTAATTGATATGTCGGTGTGTGATGATAAATATGGTAAAGAGTATGAGTATTCGATACCGAATTTAAGTGTAGGTGGAGATACCCAAGAGGAAGCGCGGGAAAATGGTTCAAAGAGAGTTTGTGCTTATGCTGCGAACACGTCATATGGAATTTTAAAACGAGATATCTGTAGAGATCGTGCGCGCGAACTCACGTTGAGTAATTGGGGAAGTGTCAATAACATAGAACCATATGTCGATGGTATAAAAGAAACGTGTATTTCTGTTCTTCCAAATGAGAATTATGCTTAAAGATTTATATTCATACATGAATAGAATGGGAGCCAGGTATTTTTGCTGAGATGCCCGAGTGGTCTAAGGGGGACGTCTTAAGAACGTCTGGCGCAAGCCTCACGGGTTCGAACCCCGTTCTCAGCATTTAGCACTCATAGCTCAGGGGTAGAGCGTAAGTTTAGTAAGCTTAAGGTCAAGGGTTCAAATCCCTTTGAGTGCAATTAAAACATGTGTTTATATAAACGATGATATGGATGTTGGTCATTTTGGGTATATGTGTTATTGTATATACTGTACCATTTTGCTGTTTACAATTGGTATATAAAGAGAAAAACAGGCGGGGTGAATCGCCTCGTGGTTCGTCATATAACTTAAGGACAACATGCTAATAAGATGTATATGTCCCTCGGGATCAAGAAGTTGTGTTTTGATGCTACTATTCCAACTCGCGGTTCTGATCGTTCTGTTGGATACGATCTATACAGCGTTGCTGATACTATTGTACCATGTCAGGCAGGTAACGCTCTTGTTGCGACTGGACTAGCTATTACTTTACCTCCTGGATGCTATGGACGTGTGGCACCTCGTTCGGGTCTCGCCGTGAAGCATTGTATTCAGGTTGGAGCGGGAGTCATCGATCCTGATTATACTGGAGAAGTCAAAGTCGTTCTCTTCAATCATGGAGACAAAGACTTTGAGGTGAAAAAGGGAGATCGCATCGCTCAGCTCGTTCTAGAGCGTTGTGAGACCCCACCCATCGAGGAAATTAATATCGTTGAAGATACTGAAAGGGGTTCTGGTGGATTTGGTTCTACAGGGATTTAGGAAACCATAAATCTTCGGGTTGGGGCATGAATAACATACCCTTTTGCATAGTCATGAATAATTTGGCTTTGTTGATATCGGGGTATGACCAAAGCATCCATCGTTCCCAATATTCAGCCCTGAAGAAGTCTTCCCAATCTTCTTGTTCACTTTCATCGACCATGAGCATACCTCTATGTATTTCATACTGATTTGTTTCGATACGTAACTTCTTAGGAATGATAGCACCCTTCCTAATAAGATGCGCTCTCATAAGACGGGGATTTCCGTGATCTGTGTAATCATGAAACCCTTTTTGTCCGAAATCAACCGCTCTTCTACTGGGAAGAATAACACGATATTTGTGTGTTACTGATGGACTGGGTTTAAGAACGACGTGCATAATGTTTATATCTGGGAAAACATATTTGATTATGTTTCGCGTTTAACTTCGACATGTTCCATTTCGAAGCAGCACTGTGCACAACCATCGTATGTTCTGTGACATGCTTTACAATAATAAAGGATAGGACCATCCATAGTATATATGGCACTTGGAAAAAAAGAAGATGTGTCCACTCGTCTCTCTCCTGATGAGCTTGCTAAGCGTTCAATGGATGTCCGTATTGCTGTAACAAACGAAGCACTTAAGGGTGAAAAGGTGAGATATAAGTCTAATTGTAACTCGGAAAAGTTCAAGAAATTTCTTGAGTACCGACTTACAATTTGGGATGAACTAAAGAACAAGACGTTTCATGGAAAGCGAATGTATGAAAAAACTAGAAATTTAATCGATAACTGGAATTAATTACCGAATGCGACACCAGCCATACCATTCTTGATACGAAGAATGTTATAGTTGACCGCGTAGACACGATGAAGACTGTTGCCACCAGTGGGACTGTTGAGTACAAGCTTCGCGTTATCGATGCGAGAGAAGTTGAGAGAGCCTGTAGGCTGCATCTTGCTCATGGTGAGACAGAAAGGCCACGAGTATGTGGGAAGATCATTGATGATACTATCGGGGAGATCTGTGCAGTGCATTTCGGGAACAACATCGTGGTGGTACACGTTCGAGGTGTTCTCAAAGAGTGGAGTACCGTTAATGTAGAGAGAGGAAGTGCTGAAGTTGTACTCATCGGCCCAGTTGCTACCGGAGGACTCACCGGAAACCACGTGGATCGATTTCACGGGGTGGTTGAAATAGCTTAGATCAATGTCGGTGTCGGTGTTCGATGTGAGTTGATACTGAGTTTGGGTGATGAGAAGTTCATGTTCAGTGTCGGTGAAGTACTTACGTTCATCAGTGTCAAGGTAGATGTAGTTACCATAGACCTTGGGAGTGCTCCCAGGGGTGAAGTTATCCCTGCACTTGACACGAATCTCAACATCGTGATACTGGAGTGCTACGAGAGGAAGAGCCTTAGTCCAGTCCTCACCAAAAAAGAAGGGAATCATGTAATGGTTGCCAGTGTTGTTTTCCTTGCGGGTGTTAGTAGTCACCGCGAAAGAAGCCTTAGCCGCCGAATCGCGCATGAGTGGGTTGTGAACACCTTGAATATAGAGGGAATCGAGTTCGGACACCTTCTGACCACCAATCCAGAGAGCGAATTCGGTGGTGTTGGCAGCGGCGTTGGAGAAAAAGCCAGTAGAGTTTTGCTGAACCCCGGCGATACCATCAGCCTCGATCCAGATATAGCTCATGAGGTCACCCTTGGAGCGGATGGGAATTGTAACCTCGTTAGAAGCACCAAAAGTGCCGATGTAATCCATGCGCTCAGGCTTCATGGCGAAGTTGGTGTAGCGCTTATAGTTCTGACGAAAGAAGCTGACCTGGGGGTCACCCGTGATGTACACATCCTGGGCACCCACCGACACGAGCTCAATTAAAGCAGCAGACATTTATTAATAAATGATATTAAAATTTTCGCTCAATATAAACATATGGTGGTGTTCCAAGCTTTGACTTGGGAAGCTCGAGATGAGGATGACGAACATTTGATTAGTATACTAGGAAAAACGGAAGATGGTAAGTCTGTGTGTGTCACGACAGTTTTTGAACCTTATTTTTTTGTAAAGTTGCCGAGGGGTACCACTGATCAGGATGTTCGTATACTTTATAACGACTTGAATAAGCTTCGTCCAGATCATGTGACGAGTTATAGTATTACAAGGAAGAAGGATGTTTGGGGTTTTCAAAATAATGAGATGTTTGCCTTCATGCGTCTTAATTTCAAAAACCTTGCTGATCGCAGAAAGGTGAATTCTATCTTTGGGTACAATAGAGATTTCCAAAAGTATCATGTATATGAAGCGAATCTCGACCCCGTCCTGAGGTTAATGCATCGTACAGGTATTCAGTCAACTGGGTGGCTTGATACTGGAAGTGAATGCGTCCGTTCTCATCTCGCAAAGGTTGACATCGATTTGTGGTGTAACGACTGGAAGACACTGAAACCTGTGTCTAGGGATGATATTGCTCCATTTGTTGTAGCTTCTATTGATATCGAGTGTAATAGTTCGACTGGTAAGTTTCCGGATGCCGATGTTCCAGGTGATGCATGTTTTCAGATTGCTCTATCACTTTGTAAATTTGGGAATGACGAACCATATGAGAAGACATGTCTTTGTTACAAAAAAACGGATGGTCCTGACGTGGTAAGTTTCGAGACCGAAAGAGAAATGCTCGAGGCATTTCAAAAATATATTCACGAGAAAGATGTTGACATCATTACGGGGTGGAACATTTTCGGTTTTGATCTTGAGTATATTTTTAAGAGGGCTCTTTTGACTGGGTGTCATGAAGAATTTTTCAATCTTGGGAAACTTCATGATCCACCGAGTGAACTTTTATTGAAAAAACTGAGTTCAAGTGCTCTTGGTGACAACTTTCTAAAACTTCTTCCTATGACTGGGCGTTTCATTTTTGATATGTTTCATGAAGTGAAAAAGGGATACAAGTTGGACTCGTACAAGCTCAACGAAGTTTCAAAGTTGTATTTGGGGGATCAAAAAATTGACATGCCTGCAAAAGAGATGTTTGCTCGGTACAAAGAGGGTGACTCCAAAAAATTGGGTGAAGTTGCGGAATATTGTATTAAGGATACCCTTCTTCCTCATAAACTTTTGAAAAAATTGTGTACTCTTCTCAATCTCCTCGAGATGGCTAAAGCAACTTGGGTTCCTTTGTGTTTCCTAGTCGAGCGTGGTCAGCAGATTAAGGTGTTTAGTCAGCTTACAAAGAAGGCGAGGGAGTTGGGCTATATGGTACCGACTATCAAATATGGATCCTTACCTGAAGAACCATACGAAGGTGCGACGGTTCTCGAAGCTCACAAAGGTGCATATTACACACCGATTACAGCCCTAGATTTCGAAGCACTGTATCCATCAATCATGATGGCACACAATCTGTGCTACTCAACGCTCGTTATGGATGAGTATCGGTACGGCAATGTTCCTGGTATAACCTATGAATCGTTTAAAATTGGCGATAAAATATATAAATTTGCACAAGGTGTACCCAGTCTTTTACCTGCCATTCTTCTAGAGCTCAAACAATTTCGTAAAAAGGCTAAAAAGGATATGGCCGCTGCGACGGGATCGATGAAAGAGGTCTACAACGGTAAGCAGTTGGCGTACAAAGTTTCGATGAACTCAGTGTATGGATTCACAGGCGCTGGAAAGGGTATTCTTCCGTGCGTACCCATCGCCTCTACGACGACATGTAGGGGTCGTGGAATGATCGAAGAGACAAAGAATTATGTAGAGGCGAATTTTCCAGGTTCGAAGGTAAGGTATGGCGACACGGATTCAGTGATGGTTGAGTTTGATGTTGGGGGACGAACGGGTGAAGAAGCTGTCAAGTATAGCTGGGAAGTGGGTGAGCGAGCGGCCGAGGAATGTAGTGCACTTTTCAAAAAACCAAACAATTTGGAACTCGAGAAGGTTTACTGGCCATATTTTTTGTATTCCAAAAAACGATATGCCGCTAAGTTGTGGACGAAGGGAAAAGATGACCAGATGCACATGGACTACATAGACATCAAGGGACTCCAGGTTGTTCGTAGAGACAATACACCACATGTGAGAGAAGTGTGTAAAGAACTTTTAGATGTTGTTCTCGATGCACCAGATACGGGTCCTCCTAAAGAATTGGCAAAAGAGAGAGCGATTGAACTTCTTTCTGGTGATGTTCCTAATGAAAAGCTTATATTGAGTCAATCACTTTCTGATACCTATAAAATTAAAGGTGAACCCGTTTCCATCACGAGCCCCGAAAGTGTGAATATCAATCAGTCACACGTCCAAGTTGTTGTAAAAATGCGAGAACGCAAACCGGGTTCTGAACCTCAATCTGGTGATCGTGTTCCATATTTACTGACAAAAACGGATGATCCAAAAGCAAAAGCTTTTGAAAAGTCTGAAGATCCGAAATTTGTTGAAGAGCATAACATTCCGGTGGATTATCTTTATTATTTCGAGAATAAGTTTCTAAATCCGGTGTGTGATCTTCTCGAACCGTTATTTGAAAATCCAAAACGAGAAATTTTTGGTGAAATTATTGACCAACATAAACCTAAAAAGAAAAAGACTGGACCAGCTCTGAGTACGATGAAGAAAGAACAACTCATAGATGAGTGTAAAAAAATGGGGCTAGACACAACTGGTAAGGTTGCAGAACTTAGAGAAAGACTTAAAGGTGCAACTCGACCTGAATCCGTTGAAGATATATTTAAAAAATACGAGCGTGACATAAATAAGTGATGAGTATGTACGAAAAAATTATGGAGATTTTTGATGATGAATTGAATGAACGTCTCGTAGCGATGATGAACGAGTACGTCGAAATCATATCAAAAAAACATGGGATTGCATTGGATCTTCTATTGAAGGACATACCAAAGACCTTTTCTGGAACGATCTGTAAGGGAACAAAGAAAAATGATGGGCGACGATGTACGTTCAGAGCTGGTCGTGATGGTTATTGTAGACATCACCTTACTCAAGCAAACAGGCTCAAACACATTTCAATTCATAGAAGTCATAGTCATACTCATGGTCCTGAACAGGGTTTCGTCGAAGGTTGTCCGGGGTGTGTGATTTCAAAGGAGCTTATAGATTTGAATACTATGATTGGTAATGAGCAAATCTGATATCCTACTAACATCCATAAACAATTTTTACAATGAAGAGGAAAACAGAATTAAATTGATGAATATTCTTGACAAGTCGAGTGGTATTTCACTACGAAACCTCGAATGGTTCATCACAAACTATTCTAAAAAAAATCACACATCCTTTAAAACTCAAGATGGAAAACTTTTTACAGTTCACTGTGCCTACAAATCAAGTTTAGACGGGTACAGTAAAAAACTTTTCGACCCCTTTTGCCGTTCTGAAAAGTTTGCATACACAGTTCCTGGAACATCTCATGAAATTCACACAACTTTGGCACAGTTGAATTTCATCAAATGGTGTATCAAGAACAACATCATTGATTACATCAGTGATAATAAGACCAAATTATTTAATCGAATGTGAATCTAAAATATTTTCGTCGCAACTCCATCTTTTACTCGAAGAATATTATAACTCTTCGCGTAAACGCGTAAAATTCTAGGAAATACATACCATGTATCAGGGTTTACAGTTATACTGCTTACCGGATTCGCGGAATGACCAATACCCGGAATCTGAGCTTTACACATGAATGCTTCTGATGAAAATAAACGAATATTAAGAATTTGGTTTTTTATGTTAGTAAAGTTTAGGTATCCAGATGGTTCCCATTCATCAGGTTTTAAAGCAAAACTGTACATATAAAATCTTCTACTTTGAGGCGTTCGTTTGTGATGTAGATTAAATTGGGATGTTCCTAACATTAAGTAGTCACCAATTTCACGTGTTATAACATCATTACCATCTAGGGTAAGTGTTAAATATTCTAAATTATCCCACGTTCCAATGTGTGCTAAAGGTCTTTCTCTAGATGTTGAGTCATAATCACCAATATCTTGGTGTTCTACATGTTCATCTGAACTATTGTCATAATCAAAATGTGTAACATATGTAGAACCTTTAATTACAAGGTTTGTTCTAGGAAGTGGTGTATTATTTGTACCGATATCCGTACCATTTTTTCTTTGGATTACAAAATATAATTCTATGACTGGATTTTTAAAACTTAGGTTAAATTGTTTTTCTGGTACTTTTCCCATTTCTTCATTCATGTCAAATGATTGTAATTGTGTTTCAGTCATCAAATAATCAGTTTTACGATTTTTTAACCTAATTTTTTCTATATTATCTAAAAAGGTTTGTTCAATAATAAAATCACCATCTTTAATTTCAATATCTTTCAAATATTTTTTTAAATCATTGTTAACTTCATTAACACCAAGAGTAAACCAAGGTACACCCCATGTTGCGCTATAAAAATTTGGTTTTATATATTCGACAATAATATCTTCAAAATTTCTAAATTTAATATCAAAAGATATTTCTTGTTTATATATAGAACAGATAGGTAAATATAATTTTGGATTTTTAGAAAAATAAAATGGTATGTTAAACATCATTTCCAAATCCCCTGTAAAACCCGCAAGTTCATTATCATCTATATCGTAATCATTGTCGCTGTTATCCGGGTCGTTATTCAATGCAACTGGCACTGAACTGCACGCATCACGTCGCGATGGATCGGGAAATTTATTTATAAGTTTATTGTGTATTATTTGTTTACCGGAATCGTCGGATATTTCACTATGTATTTGTAACGTTTCACCCGTTATTCTTTCAATTATTTGATTTCCTATTTTTAAATCGATGTACTCTATGAGAGCATGACCAACTGATTCCTGATAGCAAATCCTAACTGGTTGAAATTGGTACACATTATTTTCATTATGATTTGGACTGTAATTACCGTCCGGATCGTAGCCACCTGGTATACTCGGAATTTGTGGCAAAGTGACCTTGAGTATAACTTTATTTAAAAGATCACCTGAATTTTGTGGTACATTGATTGTGGTAAGACCACCAAATTTAAATATATTATCGTATTTTATATGAAAATTCTTCCGAGCAAAATTGGTGTGTTTATTAAATATTTGTGAAAAATGTGAAAATTGTGGTTCATCATAAGGAAATATGATGTCATTACCGACTGTGTTCAGTTGTAAACGACCAGCCATTTATACTTTATATTATGAATATTTTAAGCCACATAATCCATTTTGAAATGTTACAATATTGTAATTAAGACCATATATTTCAAGTGAAGAATCATCTTCCAATGTCCATAGTTCGGCGTTTGTGATGTCAAACTCTATTGTAAGTTCTTTATGTATTATACGACTCATGTTTAATTGTCCCGTGGGTTCCGGGTTTTCTGGATCTAACGCGAATGAGTACATATATAGTTTTGGTACGAATACTCTATATCTGGCTAAACCTGTGTGGTTAAAATATGGTTGCAAATATTCTAGATATAATCCATCTTCTTCAAATAAGGTTTCACCATTGATTTTAAGTGTTGCGCGTTTTATGGGAATGTCACCTAAAACTTTGCTATTAAAAACTTTACCCGGTTCGGGTCTTCTCTTATTAAAAAAATACAACTCTTTGATCGGATGTTTAAAATTTAATAACATTCGCTTAGTTTTATTTTCGTCATTATGTTTTATGATAATGTTGCTATATTGTAACTGTGTTATAATATAGTTTAACTGTGTTGATCTCATAAAATCAATTTCTGGTTTAGATAAAAAACCATATCTTACTAATAATGATATATTTTCAATTTTTTTGGGATCTGATAACTCTTCCGTGTATGACATGTAGATATCTTTTTTTTCTGCCAATTTAATTCTTAATTGTAGATTATGTTTGTTTAATGCACATATCGGTACACTTAATTGTGAATTTCTATAAAAAAAGAATGGTAAATCAATCAAAAATTTAACATTTGTATTATAAAGTCCAAAATTTGGTAAGTTATTATGTCCAGTTAGAATTGATAAATCGGTATTTATAGTGGATACAGGTGAATTATATAATATCTGGTGTATTTGTATATAATCACCCGTAATTTTTTCTATAATTTGACCACCTATAATCAATTCGGCATATTCAATGAGACGCGCACCTGCATTAAATGCATAAACATTTAGTAGTTCCGTCTCTGATAAATCTGATGTAAGTTCCACTGAAAGAGTGATGTTCGTAACTAAATCTCCTTCATCAGTAGGTATATCACATGTAATTATACTACCAAAAGATTTTAAACCTGAAAATGGCCTTTCGATCAACTCAAATGAAAAATCTGTATATCTTTTAAACATGGACAGATAATATGAAAAATCCGGTTTCCCTGTAATCCATTTGTTAATGTGACCCGATGAGTTTAAATGTATCAACCCACTCATCTACTTTTATGTTATGTTTTTTTTAATATCGTTTTGAAATAAAACCATCTTTTATCATATACGTTTCGTATCCCTTGTAATATAATAAAACTCTATATTGACTGTTAGCAGCTAGTTCTGGTGCTATTTCTATTTCCAGTATTGTCTTTTCTGAATTTAACCCTGAAAAATCTAACGTGCCCGTTGGATTCGAACTCTTTGGGTATAATCCAAATGAGTACATGTACATACACGAAAAAAATGATTTATAATTTATGAGATGTCTATTCGGTATATAGGTTTTGAAAAATGTACTATCATTAGATATTATTCTGGGTAATTGTTGACCATTTAAATAAAAATTAGCTTTTTGTAATATATCCATTCCATCTCTTATATATCTTATATAACCATTCCAGATATAATTTGCATTTTCACTATACCATTTCCTAGTAAAATTAAATCTATTCATAAATGCTAACTTGTTGTCCTCGGAGGGTGAATAAGAACCATTTGCATCGAATTCATCTTCAAATTTTGTATCTCGTAATACCCAGTGAAAAGATGACACAGGTATACTCGGAACTAAGTTTATATAGATTTTATTGTTGTTTATGTCACTCACTTCTTCGGGATGTTTTAATGTTTTTTGTACAGTCATAATATAATTTTCTGAAGTTATAAAATTACGTTCACTTTCTGATACTTTAATTTCTTCTGTTATAATGTCAAAACTATCCAAAACAATAGTGTCTGTTATGTTTGTAAAAAATGTTTGTTCGTGAAATGTAATTTCAAAATGTATTTTTTGTTTATGAATGCCACAAACTGGGAAATATGCACGTTTTGATTCGTTTTCTTTGTAATCTCTAATACTATGTTTTCCACAAAAAAAGAATGGTATTGGATATTTTATATCCATCTCACTGAATTGGGATGCTAGTTTAAGTCTTTGTATACTAGGTTCGTATTCAGGATGATTTTGATTTAAAAGAAAATTATTACCACTTCGTTCACTTTCATCTGAAAACACCACGTCATTTATTACACACCACACGTCATCAATCTCTTCTATCACTACTTCGTCAACATACATTGTTATTTTTTTTATAATATGACGACCAATCTGAGAACAATACCACTCACTTTCATCAGTTGTTTTTGGTAATTTCAATTTAATCCATATATTACTAAGAAAGTCACCCATATTTTGGGGATTGTATTGTACTTTTATAGTCTTCCCAAAGGGCCAATTTGGCACATCTTTTTCAGATATATTTCGCACTTTGTAATATTTTACAAAATTCGAATGTTGTTTTAGATTATAATTAAATAACGAATCTTCCGGGTCTTTGGAAAGGAGGTGTGTATCCTGCTTTCCAATAGCTTTGAGAGAAATTTTAGCAGCCTCACCCATATCTACTTACTGCTCACATATTTTTAATATCCATTTTATTCAGTATCATCGAGAAATTAAAACAACTTTCTAGCTGTACCATTCTCTACTCGAAGAATATTATAACTCTTCGCGTAAACGCGAATATGTCGGTTAGAGTATCGATGACTATAACTCCCCGCTCGAAACCGTGATGAAAATAATTCAAATGTCATTAATTGTTCTTTTATTAAACTAAAATTCACCTGCCCAGTTGGATACCAAACTTCCGGGTCAAGTGCGAAACTGTACATATATATTCTATATATTAATGGTGCGTTTGAGTGATGTCTCATAAATTGTGATGTTCTCATAAATTGAGGCGTACCCACATTTTCATCGATTATAGAAAGTCCGTCAAGTTTTAATGTTAGATATTTGAGCTGATCAGCCGTAACTTCTATATCTTCACCATCTTCAATCAATTCTCCTAAATTATAATATGACAACGGTTCATAATTTATAGGACTTGTGAATATATCAATGTTTTTATGTTCTTCTCGGTCTCTTTGAATAAAAAAATATAGCTCTTTTACGGGATTTGAAAAATGTAATTTACAATTCACTAAATTTGTTTGGTCATTCGACGTTTTGAATTGTTCTTCTTGAAGTTCAGTTATCACGTAATCAGTCTTATTACATTTTATTTTTAAACGTTCTATATTATCCAGAAACACGAATTCCGCAATTAGCTCACATTTAGTTATTTTGGGTGCTTCGGTAATCGTAGGTGGTAAAGAAAAATTTTTGAACAAATATTCACCATTCATTCTTGTGGAAGTGCGTTCATATATAAGTTCGTCATAGTTTCTCAGTTTGATACGGATTGATATGTCTTGGGTTGTAATAGCACAAAGTGGTATAGCTAATTCGGGGTGTCTATGAAAATAAAACGGTAAGTCAATAATACAATGTAACTGATCATTCTGTAATTGACGTTCAGAATTAACTCCTTCATTTGGTAAAGCGTCGAGAATATATTCAGATTTGTTGATAAGATTTTTAAATGCAACCTTTTTACTTTCACTATGAAAAGCCTCTGTATATAATTGTAAATAATCAGTTGTTATTCGATTTATAACTGTACCTCCTATTAACAATTCTGCATATTCAATTAACGCATTTCCAAATGATTCAATGTAGTAATGATTAGCATCTGAAAGTTGACTCGTTTTTATTTCTAAACATACAGATTTTAACAAGTCTCCCACATTCATCGGAATACTAAATTCATATATACCACCAAAAACACTCTTATTACCTTCTGGTTGTATATTTACGTACTCTTTTGCAAAATGTGTTTTCTGTTTTATGAGTTTTGTAAAATATGAATGATCATAATTTACATCTACGTCTCCAATCATCCCCATTGTATGTAAATTTATACGCCCTGTAGACATTACTAATATAACAAACTAAAATTTTAAACCCGCTAATCCATGTGAAAACATGAGTATATTGTGACTAACAGCATATACTCGAACTATCACATCTTCATTAATATTTGTTGGAATGGCAATTTTCAATAATTTATGAATGATGCGACTCATGTTTACACTTCCCATGGGAAGTCCTGATATGGGATTTAAAGAAAATGAATACGAGCAATATTTACCACCACCGTCGAGATCTTTACCGGATGGAGATCTTATGTGATTATCTAATGATTGTTTATAACATAAAAATTTATTATCTCGATTAAATACCGACGTGTTATTGAAATTTAGTTCAATATTTTCTATATCAATAAAATCACAACTATTTGATGCACGACGTGCAACAAAAAATAATTCACTCACAGGATTATTGAAATTTAACATTAAAATCTTACTTAGAATACCCTGTTTAATTTTGAATTCTGAAAATTGCAATTGTTGAATAACATGGGAAATGGGCGAACTTTCTATGAATGATTTTTCCTCGTATCCTACATGAACGTACGTAATGTTTAATGCAGTTTCAAATATTTTTGAAACAATTGTATTATCGTTAGGTTTTTTGAGTTTGATGACTACTCGAATACCATGTTTTTTTAAAGCACAACAAGGTATAGCCAATTGGTTGACATTATGAAAGTAAAATGGTATATCCAAAAAAAAAGGATTATCTTCCGCTGTACTTGTAAGCTGAAATGTTTGCCCAACCTCATTCGAACCATGTGCATACAAGCGTTCGTATGTTGATATATCCCGTGCATGAGATTGATGATGTATAGCAATGTATTCACCAGTCAATTTCTGTATTGACTGTTCACCAATAAACAATTCAACATAATCAATAAGCTTATTAGTGATAAATGATTTATAATCTGGATTTGATAATCCTACTTGTCTTAATTCACCTTTTAATGAAATCCGATTTATAAATTCTCCAACGTCAGTAGGTATTCTAAACGACAAGGTCGACCCAAAATCGGTTGGAGTTTCCGATTCTATTGGATACGTCGTCCTATAAAAAGGTGTATGTTGTTTATGTAAACTTATAAAATGACTTTGTGTTGGATTTCCAGATATAAACATATCTTGAGCTCCATTCGCACTCAACAACATATATATCTATAATCAGTTTTTTTTAATAGACGATATTTATATATCCATCGCGAAATTCAAGACGAGTATACGCAATATCATACACATGCATTTCATATGTTTTAGACAAATCTAAAAATTTGTGAAGTTCAGTCTGTATGAAACTTTTATCTGAAATGATTTTACTAAAATCTAAAATTCCTGAACGAACTTGTTTAGATGGATATAATGAAACGTTATACGTATATATATGTGTTATTGGTGTATTTAGAATACCTTCATACGGGGTGTAATATTTAAAGTAACGATGATTTGCGTCTCCTGATACATATTGAACGTCTTCACCGTTTAAATAAATGTCAAATCTTTCGGCAATTTCAAAATCGTTTCCATTTACACGCCTGAAATTTGCACTATTACTGGTGAAATTGAAACGTTTTTTAAATAGGCTGGCGTCATTTTCATCTTCTAATTCAGATAGTCTAAAAAACCAGTGAAATATTTTTACAGGTTTATCAGTTGAAAAGTTTGTTTTAATTTTACGTTTGTTCAATTCGGATGATTGTTGAAGATGTTTGTACACAACATCTACTTCAAATGATCGTGGTGTAGATGTAAAATATAAACGTTCTTCGGGCTCAAGTTTAATTTCTTCTGTTATAATCACAAATTCAGGTAAAGTTATATTAGTTGGTTCATCAGTAAAAAATGATTGTTTATGAAATACAATTTCAAATGTCAGTTTTTGTCGATATATTGAACATATTGGGAAAAAATGTTTGTCATCTGAACGATCATATTTTCTAGAAAAGAAAAAATGTAAAGGTATGAGCACTTGTCTAGTAAGTCCTTCATCTGAATTTGTTGCATAATATGTATAGGAAGCGCCGTCATTTGTGAGAAATTGATTGGCGTCGCGTTGCGTATCATTTAAGTATAGTTCGTTATAGATAAAATTCCAGTCATCTGTGAGTTCTTCTAATTTTATTCCATCTACATACATCGAAATACTCTTGATAAGATGTATTGAAAGTTGGTCAGCATAAGACTTTTGACTTGTTGGTAGTGACGGCATCCGTAATTTAATCCACATATCACTTAATAGATCTCCCATTTGATTTGGATTGAATTCAACTTTTACCGTTTGACCAAAAGGCCAGTTCGTATCAGTAGTCGGTTTAGATACAACTCTACTTTTGTGCAGTTTTGTAAAATTTGAGTATTGTTTTATATCATATTTAAATACCGAATCTTCTGGGTCTTTGGAAAGGAGGTGTGTATCCTGCTTTCCAATAGCTTTCAGGGAAATTTTAGCAGCCTCACCCATATCTACTTACTACTCACATATTTTTAATATCCATTTTCCACATTGTGATATGACTCGTCCTAATCATACGTTCCAAATCAATGTTCGCTTGTTTCGCTTCATCCATCAGTGCTTTAACGCGCTCATCGGTATACTCGACAGTCTTTGTGTTGAGAAGGTAGTCCCAGTTTCCATCAATTTTGGGGAAGTACTTAGACATTTCTTGTTCGAGTTCCTGCTTCTTCCTTTTGAAAACCACTAAGCTTCCTTCAATTACCATAGAGACAAACTTAGACTTATGCCCACACAACTCCGCCCTCTTTTCGAGTACATCGATGAGGTGTGCCTTGCGCTTCTTGTAGTGTTCAAGTCGAAGTTCCACAAAGTCATGTAGAATCTCTTCAGGGGTCGTGTACTTGTAAATACCCTTTGTGGGATGAAATAAGTGCATGTTTGTCGTGTGAAATGTCTTTCTCAACTTGAGATCCTTGATGAGATCTTTGCCAGAATACCCAAATATTTCAAAGTCCACATCTTCGGTCGTGCTGTTATTCGTAAAACTTGTGATCATCTTCTTATCAACAAGAGTATCGAGATATTCCTTGTAATCTTGAGTCCATCTTCCCGGTGGAAGTTCTGTCACTTTTAGACGAGAACCGGTATCTTTCCACACACCCTCGGTGATCCATAGTCCCGCATCATCCTTGAAAACCTTACCTTTGAAACCTCGAAACCAAGGCTTCATAGCTGTGAGTGAATCACCTTCCAGAGAACGCTTAATGTTTTCTTTGATATCGTCAGGGTTAAATGGTGGGACGTAGCAACTGAAACCCGTACCAATACCTTCAGTACCGTTTACCAAAACCATTGGTAGAGTTGGCATGTAAAAGTCGGGTTCGATGGAGCGACCATCATCATCCAAGTAGTTGAGAATGGCATCATCTTTGGGATCGAAGAGCTTTCGAGCCTCCTTGGTGAGCTTCGTAAAGATGTACCTCGTCTGAGACGCATCCTTACCACCCATGAGGCGTGTACCGAATTGACCACAGGGTTCAAGAAGGTTGATGTTGTTCGAACCCGTATAATCGTTGGCCAACTTGACAATCGTTTCAGCGAGAGAAACCTCACCGTGGTGGTAAGCACTCTTTTCAGCCACATATGCCGCCAACTGTGCAACCTTCATCTCATCTTTGAGATTTTTTTGGAAACACGAATACATAACCTTGCGTTGAGAAGGTTTGAGACCATCTGCCACGTGAGCAATTGAGCGCTTCAGATCAGCGAGACTGAAATTCACCAAGTCTTTGTGTACAAAATCAGTGATGTCCAGTTGCTTCACATCTCCATATGGAATTTCAAGTTGGTTAGCTTCTTTAGCTGTACTTTCGAGAAGCCACGCCTTCCTGGCATCCGCCTTCTTCTTGTCAAAGGCAAGAATGATAGAGTCGTCAGTCATTGTGTCTGCATCGAACTTCACAGTGAGATCTTGAATCTTCTTGAAGTATTCACGGGCTTCAGCACTCGTCGAAGTACCCAAACCCTTGTAGTACTTGATCTTCCACCCAGATTTACCCGAACCATACCAAGTTCGAAATGCAGAGTCAGTGTAGAAAGATTTGGTATCCGAACCTTTGGTCGCCTTGATAATCGGTGTTACCATACTCACGACAAAGTTCATCTTAAGAAGACTTGGCCAAAAGTAATGAATCATATTGAGAATGAGACCTTTGATGTGACTTCCATCGTTATCTGCGTCTGTCATAATCATCAGACGACCATAACGAAGTTCGGAAACATCTTTGTACTCCTTTCCTTGTTGAAGTCCCAAAATCTTTTTGAGATCATTGAACTCCTGATTAGATGTCAACTGTGCCACCGAAGAGTCCCTCACATTTTTACACTTACCACGGAGTGGAAATACCCCATAATGATCTCTACCCACGACGGAGAGACCAGCGACAGCTAGGGTCTTGGCTGAGTCACCCTCTGTCACGATGAGTGTACACTTTCCAGACTGTGCAGTACCAGCTTTGTTCGCGTCATCCAATTTAGGGATCCCAGTGATCTTAGACTTTCGAGCTCCATCAGTCTTTTTGAGTTCTTTCATCTCCTTGAACTTCGAAAGTGCTGTGAGTTCATCTGCAATACCAGTTTTCAAAACATTCTTGACAAAGTTTTTAGGTGGTTCAAACTTGGAGCCGAAATCTTGAGCTTTTAGGGTACACTCAGACTTGACCTGACTCGAAAATGTTGGGTTCTCGAGGGTTGCCTTCACGAAGATGGTGAACGTGTTCTTGACTTGCTGAGGCTTCAACTTGATTTTCTTGGCCATATCATCGATGATACCACTGGCAATGTGATTGGCGACATGGTCAATATGTGTACCACCTTTGGTCGTACAAATTCCATTAACAAATGAAACTTGTTCGAGACCATTTTCCGATGGCCCGATACACACTGACCAACGATCCCCATTGAAAGAAGCAATATCTTTGATTCCCTCATGCATCTTGGCGTATGCCTCAAAGTTTTGTTTGGGAAGAATTTCACCGTTGAACTTCACTTTGCAATTTGAGGTGGTACAAATGTTCGCATCCCAAACTCGCTTTTGGAAGATACTGTAGATGGCGTCGTCCATTTTGGACATTCCGAAGCGTTTCCATTCGGGTGTGAAGGTGATAGAGACGGATGACGTGCTACCCGAATGCTTTTTAATTTTTGGTGGATCACAAACAGTCATATTTTTTGACCATTTTTGGGTATACGTTTGCCTTGTTTCGTGATCCTTGATGATGATCGAAAAGTCACTCGAATAAATGTTCGCCAACTTGGCACCATAACCGTTACGACCACCGACGATCCTCTTTTGAGAGTCATCATAGTTGGTACTCGTGAGAAGGTGACCGAATACAAGTTCGGGATTCCAGAGACCTTCCTTTTCGTGCATTTTTACAGAAATCCCACCGAGAGGACCGTTGTTCTCGATGGTTACTGAGCCCACATCCTTGTCGATGGCGACAGAGATTGAAGAGACATTCTTTGGGTGTATGGAGTTACGATCGATAGCGTTAACTAGGATCTCATCAAAAATTTTCAAGAGCGCTGGGGAGTACTTCAGGTTCTTCTTAGTGAAGGTAGAACCATCGAGGATCCAATAGGGTTCAGAACCCTGTTCAACTGGACCGACATAGGAGTCAGGTCTCTTGAGAATGTGTTCGATGTGGGTGAGCTTTTGGACGCTTTCCATCTTATTTATATTTACAACTTAAAACTCTAACTTAGGTTTAAATGACTAGTTAATCTCGTATTGACTATATATTTACCAAATTGCAACCCCTTTTCCTCAGTTTTCGGAAAACCATCACTCAACTTGACATCATATTCTTTTATGAATGCATCATTATCGAAAGTTACGACTCTTTCAATAACTTTCACAAATGTATTTTGTTTTAATTTAATAGGCTCAGTCGATCTATTACACGAACCACATAACGGTGTGATGCCTGCGACCCAATTGTGTACTGTCTTTTGTTTGTTTGATACATAGACCCACACATGTGCTGCATATAAACATGGACTGTCGCTCTTTTCGTGAAAACATTCTTGGTTCGAACATGTACGACCCTCGGTTATTTCAGACATGTTTCCTTTGATATACGTCGGGTGGTCTTGGTTTGAGCTTCTAAAAATATTAATCGCAAACGGATATGCGAGATTCCAAAATCTTCGGTTATTAATTTTTGCTCGAGGCAATAAATCATGTAACCACCCCCACCAAGGTTCGTCCCCGTATTCACTTCGGAATAGATAAGGTTGGTTTCGATCGTGTGGATTATGATCAAGGATCATTTTCACGTGATGTTGTGTCTCGTCTTCATGTGGGGTTACAACGATGCGCCTCTGCTTTTTTACACCACCTCGAATTTTGCTAAGAAATTCATCATTTCTAACTTTAGCACGGCGGGCGGGCATTCTTATGATAATCACCAGCCAAAACTTTATACGTGTTTCACTTACAAACGTGACCACCTAATGAAAACATACTGTTATTGATTTCAAAATGATAATCACAAAACAAATATCCACATTTTAAGCATCTATTTGTTTTACCTTCTGCGGTACACATATGTTGAAAAAGGCTATCACAATTATTCATTTGTAATAAATGGATATTTTAATTTTAATTACACACATGACCCCCTCTACCTATGGGGTTATTATTTACACGATAGTGATAAATGCAGTACCAGTGATTGCAATGAGGGCATAATTTTTTAGGTGTATCACTTGGAGAACACATATGTTGTGTTACACTCGAGCATTTACGTTCCCTTTCTATGCGTTCTCTTTCTTCACGCTCTTCTTTTTCTTTGCGTTCCTTTTCTTCACGCTCTCTCTTTTTTCTTTCTTCTTCAACTTTTCGCTGTTCCTCAGCTTCTTTACGCTTGACCTCTTCTAAAGCCTCCTCCTTTTTGGTTAATATTTCGTCAATATCTTCTTGTGGTGGTTGTACAAACTTTACTAAATCGAGAACCCCGAAGTTTCGTACTTCTTCTGTATAATCATCATGTAAATCTAGGTACATGTATCGTACTGCTATTTTTTGTCCCCTATTAACTGTTACATGTCGAACATCATTTTTAGGTATCACACCCACTTCTGGTTTGAGGTTCTCAGCTTGAATAATTTCTAATGCTGTTTTGCCTTCAAATCCACCTGCACCGATTGCGGCGTCTATCTTACCGACTGCACCACCTTTATATGGGTACGCTTCATATTTCACTTTGAAATTACTTTCGTTTGTTAAGGTAATCTTATTAATACATGGTTTCCAAATGCAGCATATAGCATTTGGTTCAGATCTTAACATTATCTTAAATTTATTTAGATTTTTTTTCAAAGATACTTGTAGAAGATGTACTTTTATTTGTTCATCGCAATATTCATACTCATCGTGGTGATGCAAAATCGCTCAAGGGGTATGAAGCAATCCATAGAAAAGATGGTTAAGCAGTCAGCTAAATATGCCATCATGGCTCAACAAGACTCCTCCCCAGTGATGTCTGTGCGTCATGGAAATTATGCCGCAGCGTACGTCCACGCTCTCAAAGATATCGCGAATGAGACACAGATTCATAATGCGACAGGTATAGATGTCAAGAAGTTCAAGGAACATATATTCAATGTTCAAGATATGACGACGAAAAAAACGGTCGATCAATTTCCAGATTTTGCTGGCCACTCTGATATATATCTTTCAGAAATTGCAGGAGATGCCTAAGTGGGTTTGTGTTTTTACAAAAAAATAAGAAACAAAATGGAAGTCATCCGTGATGAAATATGGCAGCGTTGCCTCACTGATGCGGCTAAAATGTACCGAGTCAGCGAACCAAATGAAGCATGTTTCAAACTCGCAAATGCAACATGGATCATGAAGAAAAAGTATCAGGAACATGACAAAAAGAAGGAAGAACGAAAAACGGTTGCGATTGATAAACCACCAGAAGTGGTGAATGAGCAGCGGTCAACCAAAAAGATTTGCTGTGCGACGACGATGAGTGGTAAACCATGTGCATTCAAGGCTGTGTGTGGAGACTATTGCAAGAAGCATAGTGTAAAAAATGCTCAATTAGGAACCAAGGTCGATGTGAGTAAAATTAAAATCAGTGACTAATAGAAAGACGATGTTAGACCAGGAGAGTCTTAGACCTGTAATAATAGCGATGGCACTTTACATCACTATCAGCACCCTCGTACCTCGCATTGCCACAAAACCATCCGGCATTCAAGTTCTCGACGACCTCGTGATGACCATCATCGCTCAGAGGGATTCAATGATGAGTGGTACCATTCTCATCGGACTTATCGTTTTCGCTACCAATTACATTCAAGAAGAACTCATTTAAAACATTTTCTCGACTCACTAACTTTTTAGTGTGTTCGTGATCCATTTCACGGACGCGGTTATCATATGCATGTCTCATGAACTCCAAGAGTTGGTCAAAGTTTGGTTCACCCCAAACCATACCTTTTTTGAAGAGGAAATCATCCTTCTCCAACTCTTGAAGTCCACAATCAATTGTATATGGTGTTTTGATATATTCAGGTGCGCCACCGTAGTTCGTAATAATAACTGGTTTGTCTCGAAGTGCCGCTTCAACCGCACCCATACCTATACCCTCAGAGTGTGAAAAACTCACATAACAGTCACATCGATTATGGAGATTATCCATTTCCTCGTTTGATAGGAGATCGTTAATTACTTCGACGCGTGGAAATTGAATTTGAATTGGTTGATTGCAAGTGGCTTTCACGACGAGTCGTGTGTTTGGTTCATTCAGACGAACAAATGCTTGTAATACATCTCTAAATTTCTTACGAGGATCTGCGATATTGCCAATATGGTAAAATGTATAAGGTTTTTCTTTTGGTTGTGGGATATGTGCATGAATGATATAGAACTCATTATCGGGAAACTGTCTAGAGAAAACCCTCTTACAGAATTCACTTGGTACGGCAACCTTTTTGAATTCTTTCATGATGAGACCATAATCTTCATGTACAGTTTCCGTTTCACAGATGGTCATACATACAAGATTCTTCACTCGAGTTCTGACATACTTCAAATATTCAATGTGAGCACTAATTGGCAGCATATAAATTAAACCGCGTTCACATTCAGGAAGCTTACTCCCAAAAACATAATAGTTAGAATTTGGATCGAATAATTTCACATATTTTATCGCTTGGTTTCCAATACCGGTGTTAAGTGCAGGACCGATGAAGATCATTTGATATAAAGATAATCTTTCTTTTATATATAATACAATGGAATCTCTACGCAAAGAAGTTGAAGATGAACTCAAGCGCACCCGTCTCGATAAGACACGTCTTTACAATCTCATTCTCAAGCTGATTGATAACACAGGCACAGGTGGCACCGGGGGTGGGGTTGGTCCCGCTGGTCCACCAGGTCCACCAGGCCCCGCCGGGCATAGGGGTTCTGTGGGACCCCCCGGACCACCGGGTGAGTGTAAATGCAAGTGCACACCTTCGGAGGCGAGCTCTTCTACCAAAGCTCCCGCGAAGACTACAACAAAGAAGGCGCCAGCCAAGAAGAAGGTTGTCACCGCTTCTGTCGTATAAATAAATTTAAATAAACTTTTATTACCAATAATTATGTGATTTACATCATTCCCACAATTATATGGTATTATAATATAAAACATGACCGGTTCCGGAAGAAATATACGTGTCGATCGTATATTTCCAACTTCAGGAACTCTCGAAGTTGATGGAAAATTGGACTTTACAGACTCACTTGGTATAGGTACAGAATTACCTCAAGCGAACCTTCATGTTGTGGGTAACGCCTATGTGTCCTCAAACCTCGAAGTTGGTCAAGCCAATCTATTTGTGGACACTCAAACGTCTAAGATTGGTGTAGGGACTACAGAACCAGATGCTACCCTCCACGTTGATGGTAACACCTACGTGTCCTCAAACCTCGAAGTTGGTCAAGCCAACCTATTTGTGGACACTCAAACGTCTAAGATTGGTGTAGGGACTACAGAACCAGATGCGACCCTCCACGTTGAGGGTAACGCCTACGTGTCCTCGAACCTTGAAGTTGGTCAAGCCAACCTATTTGTTGATACTACATCCTCTAGGGTTGGTGTAGGGACCACAGGACCTGATGCGACCCTCCATGTTGATGGTAACGCCTACGTGTCCTCGAACCTTGAAGTTGGTCAAGCCAACCTATTTGTTGATACTACATCCTCTAGGGTTGGTGTAGGGACAGCGACACCTCAAGCGAACCTCCACGTTGAAGGCAATGCTTTTGTGTCCTCGAACCTTGAGGTTTCGGGTAATGTACGTATCACGGATGGATTGAGTAATGTATGTGAATTAAGTACCTTCGGGATTCCCTCATGGAACGAAACTGGGTATCAAACAATGCCGAGATCTATACCACGCGACGAAAGCTTTGGTACCAGTGTCGACATCGACGGGGACTACGCCATCGTGGGAGCCGACGATTATAATGATAGTGTTTATGTTGGTGCTGCATATATTTATAAAAGGAACACAAACACAGGCCAATGGAGTGATGAGGTAAAGATTCGAGCTCCGGACGGCAATGTAGTTGTAAATGTCGGGTTTGGGTTGAGTGTCGCCATCTCCGGGGACTACGTCATCTCGGGGGCGCCATATGATGATGATAATGGTCATAATGCCGGCGCTGCCTATATTTTTAAAAGGGACACAACCACAGGCGTGTGGGACACTGGGACTAAGATTAAACCCGCGACCAACGCCTCGGCTGGACGGCAATTTGGTGGCGTTGTCGACATCTACGGGGACTACGCTGTCGTGGCGGCAAATAAAGTTAACGTGTTAGGTTCTGTATATATTTTTAAAAGGGACACAACCACAGGCACGTGGAGCCAGCAGGCAGAGATTCGACCCTCTGAGGTCCATCAGTATGACGGGTTTGCTTATAGTGTCGCCATCTCCGGGGACTACGTCATCGCGGGGACGCCATATGATGATGATCGGGGTACAAATTACGGCGCTGTATATATTTTTAGAAGGAACCCAAGCACAGATGTGTGGGACGAAACTGGGTATACGAAGATCTCAGCCCCGGCCGCGATCTACGCTTCAAGTCCCCGTTTTGGTTCGAGTGTCGCCATCTCCGGGGACTACGCCATAGTGGGGACGCCATATGACCACCCTTACAGTTTTCCCGACGCCGGCTCTGTCCATATTTTTAAAAGGGACACAAGTGCTATAAACCCAAACACGTGGGACAATGGCTATAGGATTATTTCCCCGGAGATTTTAATCTCTTCGCCAGGTACGTTCTTTGGGAGCGGGGTCGCCATCTCCGGGGACACCGCTTTCGTGGAGGGAACGGGGAATGATATCTTTTATTTTAAAAGGGACACAAGTGCTATAAACCCAAACACATGGGACACTGGTATAGAGATTTTAACACGAGTACCCAATAATGATGCCAGTTATGGTTCGAGTATCGCCGTCTCCGGGGACTACGTCATCGTGGGAGCTCCTACATTAAAAGATGACAATGGTACAGCAATTGGAGCTGCATTTATTCATACACGTGCAGATGTTGCGAGACTCAATATCTCCGAACCCATCGTAACCAGGAGTGGTACTGTTCTCTCCTTCACGGGTCAACACATTTGTTTTCCCGAGGGACCCATGAATGAGGGACTTGTTGTGTCAGCCAACAAGAACAAGTACGTCAGTCTCAACGGTTCCTTGACCACAGGTAGTCATGCCATTAAGTCATCAGAAGCACTTCCTATAGTCTCCCTCTCTAATGTAGCCAACGACAGGTCAGTTTTTGGTGTTGTGGATCACTTTGAAATGGGTGGGAACACTCGTTCTCAAAAAAGTGGAATCGGTATCATCACACAAGATAAAGAAATCGGTGACAATAGGGTCATTGTGAATGCTCTCGGTGAAGGAGGCATCTGGGTTGCAGATACCAATGGAAATGTGGCTTCTGGGGACTTTATGACGACGTCACATCTTCCTGGATACGCACAGAGACAAGATGACGATATTCTCAGAAACTCTACCGTAGCCAAATCAACGATGGAATGTGATTTTAATCCACTCGATATTCCAGTTCAAAAGATAAAGAAAGATGAAAATGGTACCAACATTCTCGACACGTATGGTCGTCTTCAATGGGAAGACACCGATCGTACGGAAAAGGCGTATCGTGTGAGGTATCTTACGAGTGAAGGGGAACTGACGGATGAAGCGAATGCGGTTCACACCGCAGCCTTCATTGGGTGTACGTACCATTGTGGTTAATTCAAAAGTTCCAACGCTTTCAATTGGAATATATCACATTGTGCGTTGAGGGTGAGAGGTACCCACGCGACATCTTTGATGATCGCTTCATCTTGGGCGACTGTGTCGAACATTCTTTGATAAAAGCGTGAATATACGATTGGATTATCGAGGAGGGGATTTTTAGGGTACAACATACACCAAGACATTTTCGTCGTATCATCATCCATTGGTAGGAGTGTACTGAATGTGATAAATTCATAAGGACCTGCTAACTTGATTCGAATAATTGAGGTACATGGAGCTATAAAACGGCTATGAATATCTGATCCATCTTGGGGTTGCATGTGTTCAGTCAACTTCGATGAGGCTTTGGAGCGTACATTGGCGAAACAATCAACATAATCATCTTTCATCTCAACTTTCGTGTTTCTCACGCGAGCATTTTCTTCGTCGGCAAAGTCATGAACAAAGTTGATATGGGAAATATCTGTTGCGTTCAGAATCCAGTCGTAGATGTTGCCTTGAAGTTCCCTAGAACCATACACTTTTACCCAATTAGGATCAAATAATTCTTCACAATATCGTGTTGGAAGATTGTCTTTGGTGTCGCTAGACCATATAAATCCACCATCTTCCAACACTGGATACGACTGAATGTCACCACCACAGGGAATGTTACCAGAAGATGGTACTTTCATCAGAGTGCCTTCAGGGCTAAACTCCCACCCATGATAGGGGCATTGAATAGTATTATCTTTTACTTTTCCATTACAAAGATTCGCACCTCTATGGGGACATACTGCGTCCACCATAGAGATTCGACCATCTTGAGCTTTAAAAAGTGCATGATCTTTACCCTTAATTCTAATTCTTTCCAGACTGAGACCTTTGGAAATACCTAGACCATACATTGTAATTTTACATGTATTTTTATCCTTATCTAATTTAATATGAGTAGGGGGAGGCATTTTCAATTGGATAAACTCACCCCTGTTAGTGATACAGTAGAAATCAACTCAAATGTAAATCTTACAGCAGGACACGTTTTTAGTGTAAATGGTGTACCATTTTCTGGAGCTGTAATACCCGAAGGTGGTATGGCCAGTTTACTGGAGTTTGGGCGAATTCAGATAGGAGATCCCGCTGGTTCACCCGGGCAGGGTGCGAATTCTATTGCCATAGGCACTTTATCGGGTATTTTTAATCAGGGTTCGAATGTGATTGCCATTGGTAGATTAGCGGGTGAGTCGAACCAAAATAATTATTCAATCGCTATTGGTAACGAAGCTGGCTGTTCAAACCAGGGTTCATTTTCACTCGCTATTGGTAACGAAGCTGGCTGTTCAAACCAGGGTTCATTTTCACTCGCTAT